TTCTCATAAATACTTTTCTGTAGTACAAATGCTATGCTTCTATAGTTGCCTTTTTTATATCTGCCTTTCTCGTCTCTTAGTCTTATGTTCCTAGCCTTTGCCCATTCCATTAATGGTTGCATTGGTGGTTTCTTATTAGTGTACTCGTATATTGTATTATATTTCTTTTTAGTACCACTTACTCCCTTGTCTATAAACTCTCCATAAGGTAGCATATAGAACTCTAGAGAGAATGAGTTAGGACTTACATTCAAATCATATCCTAAACTTCCATACAAGCTACTAGAAACATTCTTTTTTTGTTTAGACAGATTGCTCCTAGATTGCTGAATAACATACTTAGCAAACGAGTTAAGAGTTTTTTGTGTTTCTTTAAAATTAGCAGACATTTATATCATTCTCTATTATTACATCAAATGTTGCTGCCCATCCTGCTACCTGATTCTCAAACCTATCTCTAAAAGGCTCTATAGCTGCATCTCCTATCACTTGATACTTCTCTCTATATAATTGTCCTATTCTTAGTTTCTGTATCAGCTTATTGACTACAGAGAGCTGAGTGTTTAGAACATCTTGCTCATTGTCATTGCCTACAAATATATCTGTTTCTATCTCTTTGGATTGGTCTACTATATCCATTGACAAGATGCTGATGTTGAATGTGAGTGTGTTCTCTGATGAGGTTACACTATTAACAATCATATGAGACAAAGGAAAGATAGTCTGCTTACTTAGGTCTACCTCTGTTAAGTCTCCTGTGGTTACAGTATTGACATTGACATCATCTAGTAGTGTGTCTTTTATTGTGTCAGTTAGTAAGTAGAATCCTCTTATTGATGTGTTCATTTCATTTTGCTTTTTAGTCTGTTTGCTTCTAGCTCTGCTTTCTCTTTCTCAAAGGATAGCATCATAAAACATTTATGTACGCTTAATTTAGTGATACTTTCAAATCGTCTAATATCGCCTTGAGCGAGTGCGTAAATTGATTGATACCAACCCCACTTGCTTCCGAATTGAGATATTGCACTAAACTCGTCTCCTCCTGTTCCTCCAAATAGTTCATCATAGCTTGAGATAAGTCTATCCCTAAATGGTAAAAAAAAATAATGGAACTGATGACAGCTTCTAAAGGCATATCTTTCATTACCTCTCCATCTCCTGCTTCATAGTCTTTTATAGAATACTTATCTCCATATTTGTTTTCTATAGGTCTGTAGAGAACTGCCATTGCTCTGTGCATATTATCCCAGTCTCCTAAAAACGCATCTAAGTCTATGTACTCCCCTAGACTAATATCATCTAGCTTAGGTATAAATCCATACTCTACACCTTTCATTTTGAACTTAGTTACAAGCTGAGGTTTCTCATTGAACATATCCACCAAGATATTGCAGATACCATCTACATCAGCGTATTTCATTTTAAGAGTATCTGATAGCTTTACTCCACAGAATATCTCTATCATCTTAGAAGCTAGAAACTTCTCATCTTGGTTGTTATCTTGTATTTTAAGATACCTCTGATACTGGTCTAAAGTAACCTCTGATAAAGAGTCAGGTATTGTAATCTCTACTTTCATATCTATATAACGTATTTTTTAAGGCATTTTAGTTAAAGGTACAAAAAAAGACACCTATTTCTAAGTGCCTCTTTCTTGCTAACTAAACTTACTTATTTAATCAAATACTGCTGCTAGTGATAGCAAGCATACAGTTCCTAATCCAAATACCAATATAAATGTTATAAGGTAGATAATATTCTCAGGGTCTTTCTTAAGCCAATTTCTCATAGTGGTATATTTTATCTTCTATTCTATTAATAACGTATTGTGATAGTAAATCTGTGATGTCTGTTTTAAGACCATCTACTTTAGTTGAGATAATCTCTATAGAGTCCTCAGTTGAAGGTTCAAAGTAGCCACCTTCTTCTCCCTCGTCAAACTCGTATTCTACTTCTAGTAAAACGTCATCAATGGTAATTTCTATTGTACTCATAGTATTGCTTATTTAATTACTCCGTTGGATAGCTTTATCTCTACGACTATATTAGCCTCGTGGTTTAATGATTCATACCATCTTGATTCTTCTATTCGGTTGTTCACAATAGTTTCAAAGGCATACATTTCATTGTGTGCATCTCTAGTGTCTGATTCAAATCTAAAGTGCCTAGCAGTCATTGTCTTTGGGTACATCTGAATTTCTGTAGTTTTCATAATCTGTCTGTTTAAATTAATAATACCCAAATATATAATCCTTATTTGACTTATGCAAATTATTTAATAACTTTTTTTTATTCTTTTCTGTAATACCAATAAGAATAGGCATAAATCATAGCTGCTCCTAGTATTCCTATTATTAAATCTTGATTATCTGATAGCATATTTACCATAGTTTGGCTTGCTTAGTACATTGTAAGTTGCATACCTGAAAGCATCTATTAAGTGATTGTTTTTATCTATTGGTATGTTGGTTAGCTTCCCAGTTTTATCCTCAGTCCACTTATAGTTCCTCATCTCTTGAATGAAATGGTCTCCACTAATACATAGCTTGTATCTCCTTAGTACATCTATTCCTGCTTGGATAGAGTCTCTACCTTTTATAGTTGCTCTTACTTGATTACCCATTCTCCTAAGCTCATCTATTAATCTAGGCTCTGCACTATCACAATATATCACTCCATTAATATTAGCCTCTCTAAGGAACTTATTTATGTCTTGGGTAGTCATATGGGTTCTGTATAGTAATTCTTTAGCATATAGCGTGTCTTGGTCTCTATAGACCTCTACTAGAGTTGTTGGGTCATTAGTATATCCAAAGTCCATTCCATAAGATAAGAACTGAGCTGAGTCAGGTATCTTACCCTCTGAGAAATTAAATATAGTTGCTTTAGATACTCCCTTTTGTCCTAGTCCATATATTTGCCAGTAAGTCTCATCTGTTTCTTTTAGCCTCTCAATCTCTGTTCTGATGTTAGGGTCTAGGAATGGATTGTCTTTGTAAGTAGTGATATAGAAATCACAGTCCTTTCTAGTAAGCACCTCATCATAAATAAAGTGATACTCGTCTGATGGGTTGTAATCTAGCAAGACTTGTTCTTCTGTTCTAAAGATAAGTTGTTGCCAGTCCTCTTTGTTTATCTCATTAGCCTCATTAATGTATAGTAATTGTCTTTTACGACCTCTTACCTTCTGAGGTATGTCTAAGCTAATAAACTCTATCAAGTTATCTTTAAGGTTGTATTCAGAGTTAGACTTATTGTGGTCAGCTTCTGAGTAGATGTTATGCTTTTTAAGGATGTCTAAGAAATCTCTCATTACTGTAGCTCTAAGAGATGGAAAGGTCTTTCTACATATTGTTATTGTCTTTCCCTCGTGTCTTGCACAGTAGTCAAATATAATCCACAAAAGGATGTTATAAGTCTTACCTGACCTAGTCCCACCCTGATGTGCTATTATCTTATGATTGTTGTTTACTAAACTCCTATATACCTTATTGGTTTGAATCCTCATTAGGGTCTATGATTTCAATTTCTATTTTAGTTGGAAAGCCTCCATCTATCTGATGCTCTTGTCTTTCTACATAGCCTCTATTCTTACCTTTGGTTTTTAAATAGAACAAGATTTCATTTGTCTTGTTGCCATCTATGTTCTCAAATAGTTTGTTCTCTACATAATCTATCCTTGCCTCATCTACTTCTATTATAGATTGTGCAAACTCCTCATCTTGCTCTTTCCAATCATAATAAGTCCTCCTAGATATGTTAGCAGCTTCACAAGCAGCAGAGATTGTCTTGTGTTCTTTGTATGATTTTATAAACGCTTCTTTATCTTTCATTTTTGTAAAGTTTGTAAAGTTCTATTTAGTTTTATTAATTCCTCATATGACATATTCCTTACTCTTTTTATAGCTTCTTTGTTAGTTAGCATCTTGATTATATCCTTTCTTAAAAATCTTTTGTGTTCTTTTGATGTTGGATTATATAATTTGCTATTTTTTAACTTACCAGTTTTATGGTTAGCATTTATTAAAACTTTTTCAGGTACAGGGATATACTTCACAACTATATAACGCTTTTTATTTTAATCTTAATTTGTTAATATCCCAAAGGTCTCCTAATTCATTCAGAGCAGTTTTAAGACTGGTTACTTTCTTTGCAGGTTGCCAACTACCATTATAGTAGTAAGAGTTAAGAGAGCAATCAGATAAAGGTATATCTCTAGTATCATCTTTAAAGTCGTGTGTAACAAATAATACTATTGATTTATCAGTTCTCCAACTATCACTTATTCTCTCTAGTAGTAGTCTTTGTCCTGTAGGTATTTTGTTATTTAGCCTCTTGACCTCTATTAGTATGAGAGCTTCATTATCAAACTCTAGTACTGCATCTATGTCAGATGGGTGTATCTTTCCATTCTCTACTCCTGAAAAGTCTATGGCTTGCTTTACCTGATTACTGTTTCTTATTAGACTCATACTAACTGCTTGTCTTTCTCATACATCATTGTTACTATTCTATTTAGCCTCTTGATGTTATTAGGACTTAGGTAGTTAAGGTTTTGTTTTATCATAGACTTCTGCATCTTAGTGTGTGGGTTAGTATCTTGGAAACTTTCCAACCACTTATCTATCCTATCATTGTATCTCCTATAGGTCTCAAAGTTCTTTAGAGCGTGTAATGCAGTTGCGTGGTCATATGGTTTGCCGTTTGATACATAGAATCTTGATAACTCTGCTAGGGTAAAGTTTAGATTATTATATAACAAAAATGTTAGAGTTGCCCTTACATCTATGTACTCTCTTTTCCTTGTGTGTCTAAAAGGGTCTAGTCCTGATAGTTCTTCTAGTTCTCTTGCTACTTCTATAGCGTCTTGTATTTTCTTCATATCTCCTCTTGGTTAAAGTATTCCCTCTAAATAATATCCATCTATATCTACACCATCTATAAAGAATGTCTTATAGGTTTCTATGGCGTTTATTACTTTCTGTTCTCCACTTAAATAAAACTCCTCTGAGCAATGGTATATACCTATGTCTAGACTTGCTTTGTCTAATGCTATAAATGTGAACTGGTCATAGGTCTTATCAAATAACTGACAGTATAGGTAGCATTGCATATCATAGGAATATTTTTGAGCTGAGTATTTGAAAGCTCGTATGTCGGTAGTAGTTTTTAAATCTACAATCCTATCAGCTCCTAGTATATCTGCTTTACCTCTAAAAGGGAATCCCATTACTTCCCCTATTGCAGGAACTTCAAACTCACAGTTAGTGATGTAATTCTTAGCAGTCTCATTCTTATAAAAGGCATCAGCTAATCTCTCAGCGTCTCTCTTTTCTTTCTTAGTAAATACCTTGCCGTGTTTCTCTTTGGCTAACTTATAAGCCTTAGAGTTCTTAGATTCTACATCTACAAATACTTGGGAGTCAAATACCTCAGGTTCTAGTATAGCGGTGTGGAATAACCATCCATCTCTTAGTGCTTGTGATTCAGGAGAACCATACTTAGTAACATAAGTATATGTCTTTGGACTCCCTATTAGCATCTTAGCACTTGAACTACTTAAAGCTGCTTTGCTTAGATACCCATAGTAGAACTCATCTGACATCATATTGTCCAGTAGTTCTTGCTTATCCCATTCTTTTCCATCTAATAGTCTAATCTTACTCATTATGCTAATGCTTTTAATGACCTGTTATACTTAGCTGCCATATAATCAAACTGCTCTCCCTCATTAGAATAAGACTTTAGGTAATTATTAGATGTCATATGCTCTATTGCGTCTATGTCTAGTCCATTAAACTCGTGATACATTCTTTTAAGAGTTCTAATAATCTTTTGACCATAAGGAGTAGTACCCATATCTAAATTACTCATCAAATCTACAGCATCATAAACAGTCTTACCACATTCTATATTTACCTTGTACTCATTGTTTTTTAATCTAGTCAGAACTCCTTGATAACCTTTGCCATCCATAAGTAATTCTACAGTGCTAGTTAGTTTCATTTTACCTTTAGAGTGTTTGTTCCACTCCTCAGCTAACTCTAAAGCTATCTGACAGTCTATGTTTCCTTTGGTTGCTAAACTTCTGCAAAAATCTATAGCGTTCCATTTCTTACTCTCTTGTAATCTTGCTATGTATTTCTCAGATGCTGATGTAGAAATAATATAAGGGACTACTAGCTTGTTTCTTCTAAGTGCTATAAACCTATGCTGACCCTCTATGATTTCATATTTGTCATTTACTACTATAGGAACTTGAATACCTATCTCTAGAATAGATTGCTCTATCTTGTTTACATTGTTGTCATTAATGTCTCTGTTACTTTCTACAAACTTAAATCTGTCATAGTTTCTAGTTTCTCCTAAATGCCATTTTGTTGCCATAATCTGTGTGTTTAATTGTTTAATTTAATTATTAATTGTTTTAGTATTTCAGGGTTTGATACTACACCTTGTGAGTTAGGAAAGTTAAACATCACATACCATTTACCATTCCTTGTCTTATCACTATCACAAGATAGTATATCTCCTTTAGTGTAGTTGTAGTAGAAATCATAGTCGTTCTTAACGAATCCTAGTTCTATTAGTAGTTCTTCTGTCATAATCCTAGCTTCTTTTTGGTTTCTAGATTCTTAATCTGTTGCTCTAGTTGTTCTATTCTCTCATCAGCTTTCCTTGCTCTATCTACTGCTCTAATCTTGTCAGCTATTGACTCAGATACAATCCTATCAAAAGAGAATCTCTCATCCTCTAGTGCTTGAATGTATCTTAATTGTCTAAATAAAGCATCCTCAAAAGCCTTTAGCTCCTTGCTCTCTGACTTCTTAGTCCACTTCATTATAAGTTCTAGAAGCATCTGCATATCTGTATTATTCTGCAGCTCTAATAAGTTTCTGTCTACTTTGTACATCTGTCTATTTTTAACAAAGATATTAAATAATTTTAATTACACAACTATCTTTCTTTATAATTATAGCTATAAGGACTTACTACACCCTCTTTTATGTTGTTAGCCTCTTGGTTTCGTTTCTCCCTGACAAAAGCTATCTCTCTTTCTATAAAATCTTTAGCCTTATATAAGTCCTGTAATTCATCATCTTTCTTGCCTGCTCTTACTATGTATTTAAGTGCTGAACCTCTTTGAAAATTAAGCTGATAGTCTTGGCAGATGTCTATTACATCATACTCTCCAGTAGCTTCATAGTGTATTGCGTTACCTCTCATTTTTAATCTTTAAGTATTTGTTATAATATTTTTTAGTATCTCGGTATTTATACCCTTTATAAATCCCACCATTCCACATTCTTACTAGCTCCTCCTCTGTAGGGAATCTACAATGCTTCTTTAAGAACACTTCTTTACCATAACATAAGTAAAGTCTAAACACCTCCTCAGAGGCTTTCTCAGAGAACATCTGCTCGTGATAGTAGTTAGTACCATAAATCCTATTAACGTCATCTAAAACGCTTCTCTGTATCTGTAGGACTCCATAAGACCTTCCATTATCTCCTATAGAGTCAGGATTGTTATTTGTCTCTACAGTCTTTAGTATAGTCATTATAGACACTAGTGTGGATAAAATATAAATCATTAGTATTGTATTTGTTGCACCTCTAGATGTTTTATGTCATCATACCTGCACTTAATTAGTTTGTCTTTTTGCTCCCACAAATCTCTGCCGTATATTTTCATATAGTCTCTGCTATTTGTAGTAGTCTCTGTTATGTTAGAAACAAATACTAGTAGGTCAGTTCTTTTGAAAACACAGTAAGCACTAAGGTCTAAAATATCAAAGACAATAAAGTCAGCTTCTCCTTTTAGCCATCCGTGATAGCCTTTAACATTTACAATCTCTAGCCATATAGTATGAGTTCTTCTTTTACCTTTTACATCTACGCCAAAGCCATTTACATAGAAATCTATGTGCTTATAGAGGTCATCATTATAGCTACTCTTTACACACTTATTACCTCTAGAAATCATTAACTCTTTAAAGTGTTCCTCAGTCTTTTTACCTGCCTCGTATGCGTGTTTCCATCTGCCGTATGAAATCTGTTTTGTCTCCATTAATCTATCTTTAAAAACTCTGCTTCTCCGTGTTTCTTAAACCATTCCTTATTCTCGTGGTACTTATCAATCACTGCATCTATCATAACTAGCTCATCTACACTAGAACTAGATATTTTGTCTACCAAGTCCT